TGGCCAAGCCTAGATATGTCCAATCGGATGTGGGGGCACTCGAAGAAGTAACATCGTCGTCATCATAAAAGCCAAAGGCTAATGTAAATGGATCATAGGTTAATGATGGGATTGCTTGATTGCTAAAATTGCTAGACGGAATTGTGGGGAATCCAGAGCTAAGCAGGTTACCCGCGAAGGGTGAATCGAGAAGAGTGATTGTATTTTTAGTGCTTCTTACTACTACAACAGCATAATTATCCGAATCAGCGACAGCCCAACTGCTTGGGATTGTAAAAGAAGTATCTATGATTGCCTTTCTACAAGATACTTGAGCCTTAGGATTCGTATATCCAGAAGTTAACGATGCCCAACCGGGAATCGGTGGCTGATCTTCAATAAAATCAGTGCTGACAAAAAAGACTAGATCGCCTACCTGTAAATTGCTAATGGTGTAAGGATTTTGTTCCGTGATAAAAGCTGAAAAAGGAACGCTCCAGACTGATGTGCTGGGAGTTTGTGATGGATAGCCGCCAATCAGGGCTTGATGTATTCCCATTAGGTTAAGCCTGCTCCGCTAATTACAAATGTGTTACTTGCCACGCACAAGATCGTACAGAGGCCATAGGTTGCTAATACTCTGTTGCTAGTTGTAGCTGTCCCCGCGAGCCTCAGTGTAACGCTACTTCCTTGTGTGATTGTTTGATTGCTGCCGCTGTTATTGTAGACAGTAACCACATCCCCGGCACTAAAAACACCGCTCGGAACTGTAACCCCGCCCGTGGTGATATTGATGTGTTTGCCGTCATCCGACGCAACGAGTGTATATGCTCCGGTCTGTGAATTAGGTGGAATGTTACTAGGCCCTGCCGCCCCAGTCTCCCCGCGTGGCCCTTGCGTATTGCTAACCTTATGGATTTCAATTGAGCCAGGGGTAGATGCGGTAGACCTAGAGGTTGTAATTGATCCTTCAGCCCTGCCGATTACGGTTAGGACATCACCTGCATCCAACTCTAAAAGTTCAGTAAGGGTGCAACCGGCTTCATTGATTGAGGATGAATTTCTCACATAACTATGTGAAGACCTGCCCTGTTGTGCTGTGCCATCAACGGCGAAGCCGAACAAATTTGTTGCTCTTGCTCCTGTCGACGTGACTTGCACACTTATGGAAACGCAATAAATTCCATCTTCAGGAACAGTGATAGATGAAGCGTCAAACGCCCATGATGCTGAGTTGGAAGAATTGAAAACCGCAGTCCCACCAAAGATGCTTGAAACTTGCGCCTCTGTGTTGCTAGTTGGCAGTGTCGCTGATGTTGCGATTGGCAATTTCAAAGCAACGGGGTTACTAGCTGCGATGGCCGTAAACGTACCGTCTGCCCTTAAAAAATTCGTAGTCCCGCCACCCGAAGCCGGGACTAGCCCAGCGTTTCCGCTGCTCATTAGCGGCAGGGTTGCGTCTGTGCCAGTGCTGCTAGCGATGACCCGCGTCCCGGCTGTATAGCTCAGATCTGTGGCTCCACCGCCGCCGCCGGGAAGATTTGTTAATCCAGATCCATCGCCTGTGAATTTGGTTGCGGTTAAATTTCCGGTTGAACTGTTGTATTGGAAGTTAGAAAAATCAACTTTTGGGTCTTGCGCCCCGCCATTAGTTACAAAAACCGGGAAACAAGTTGTATCCGAAGTTTCATCCGCAGTTGTTAGCTGTATTCCTGTCAACCCAGAGGCTGAACCAGTAAAAGATGTTGCTGTTAAATTTCCAGTTGATGAGTTGTACTGCAAACTTCCAAAATCAACTTTTGGGGGGACAGTCCCTCCGTCAGTTACAAACACGGGGAAGCACGTCGTGTCGCTGGATTCGTCTGCAACCGTTATCTGAGTTGCAGCTCCACCGCCGCCAGATTGAGCAACCCAGTCGTAATCAGTACCTGTCCAGCTCAGGACTTCATTGCTCGAAGCTGTTGATGTATTTAGGTGTGAATCAACGCTTGAGTCTGTATAGGCCGCCGGGATTGTGGGCTTGTTAAGAATTTGAGAGTCACCAGAAGATGAGTTCCAGTCTGCGTTGACATTAACTTCTGCTCCTGATGCAACGCCATCAAGTTTGTTTTTAAGTGTTGTTGTGAAATTTTCATCTGTTTGTGAAGCTACTACGAAATCTAGAGTTCCATCAGCGTCCTGGTATGTGACTGCAATACCTGTTTCGGTGTTACCCGTGACCATTCCTCCTACAAAATCTTCTACTTGCTCTTCAGTCAGTGTTGCTGTAATAAACCCAGCACCGTTTGTCAGCTGATTGTTATTGGTTGGGATTGTTGGTGTATTACTAAAATTGCCATAATCCAAATAATATGACCCCTCTTGGCCGTCAAGCAAATCGGCATCTAATCCCGATCCTGAGCCGTCAACAGTCTTGACAGCCGTAAGAATTTCTGCTGCTGTCTGATCTTGTGTTGCGTTTGATTCAATCCCTGCGAGCTTGGTTTCAGCCGCATCGTCAAAATTATTCGTGTCGCTGTTGCTTAGATATGCAGTTTTAATCTCTCCCGCTGTCTGGTCTGCTGTGGCCCCTGATTCAATGCCGTCTAGCTTGTTTTTAAGAGTTGTCGTAAAGTTATTGTCAGTTTGTGATGCAACGGCAAAATCTAAAGTCCCATCAGAATCTTGATATGTAACGGTGATTCCGGTCTCAGTGTTACCTGTAACCATTCCACCCGTAATGTCCTGAACCTGTTCATTTGTAAGCGTGGAAGTAATAAACCCAGCGCCATTCGTCAGTTGGTTGTTGTTGGTTGGGATTGTTGGCGTATTGCTGAAATTTCCATAATCCAGATAATACGAACCCTCTTGGCCATCAAGCAAATCAGCGTCTAGCCCCGATCCTGAGCCGTCAACTGTTTTTATAGCCGTGAGAATTTCTGCCGCTGTTTGATCTTGTGTCGCATTTGCTTCGATGCCAGACAGCTTTGATTCAGCCGCGTCATTAAACACATTCGTGTCTGAGTTTGACTCATAGGCAGTTTTAATTTCACTTGCGCTTTGATCCGCCGTCGCACCTGCCTCGATCCCATCGAGCTTTGCTTTATCACTGCCAGTGATTAAACCTGAATCTCCTGATGCAACAGCCTCACTGATAACAGCATCTGTTCCGGTGCTGCTTGCGACAGTCCTAGTGGACGCTGTATAAGAAAGATTCGTCGCAACGTTGACCTGTGCGCCTGTGGCTATTCCTGCAAGCTTGGTTTGCTCTGCGTCACTAAATTCGTTTGTGTCAGCGTTGGATTCATACGCTGTTTTTATCTCGGCTGCTGTTTGGTCTGCAGTTGCTCCCGCCTCGATACCCGATAGTTTGCTAACAGCGGCGTCATCAAAAACATTTGTATCTGAGTTTGATTCGTATGCAGTTTTGATTTCCGAAGCTGACTGATCAGCTGTTGCTCCAGCTTCTATTCCTGAAAGCTTGCTTTGTTCTGCGTCTGTGAATGCATTTGTATTTGAGTTGTTTTCGTATGCGGTCTTGATTTCGGCGTCTGTTTGATCAGCAGTGGCTCCCGCTTCAATACCTGCAAGTTTTGAGATTTCTGCAGCTGTTGTAAATTTTTTAGTTGTACTGGCGTCGGAAATATCATCAGCGTCAAGAACGACAGCTCCTGTCAGCCCATTGACACTCAGCACGTCTGACGCTGGGTAGCTCAAAGCTGTCCAATTACTTAGCTGAGACGGATCGGATCCAGTAATGATATAAACCTTTCCGTCATCGCTGCGAACAACCCAATCTCCTGGCTGACCTGTAATTGCAAGCATTGCGGATTGATTCGCAACCGTGCCTTTAAACTCAGTAATGGCTAGGTCAGGAACTTCTGAAAGCGCAAGCTTTCCGCCCGAAAGATTGGCTTTTCCTGCAAGGTTTGTTGAAAGATTGTCAAGCTGCGTTTTATCTGCGCCCGTGAGCAAACCTGCGTCCCCTGATGCTATAGCTAGCGGTAATGTCGCATCTGCACCTGTGCTACTTGAGACAACGCGGGTTCCGCTTGTGTAACTCAGGTTTGTTGCAACATTGACCTGTGCGCCTGCCTCAATGCCACCTAATTTGGTCTGTTCTGCATCAGTAAACGCATTTGTGTTGCTGTTGTTTTCATAGGCAGTTTTAATTTCGGCATCGGTCTGATCTGCGGTTGCACCAGTCTCAATGCCTGCCAGTTTTGTTTTTTCTGTGTCTGTAAAAGCATTCGTGTCTGCATTAGATTCGTATGCTGTTTTTATCTCAGTTGCGCTTTGATCCTGCGTTGCATTTGTCTCAATCCCCGCAAGCTTTGTTTGCTCAGCATCTGTGTATGCGTTTGTGTCGCCATTTGATTCATACGCTGTTTTTATTTCAACAGCAGTTTGATCCTGGGTTGCATTTGCTTCGATGCCAGACAGTTTTGATTGTTCAGCATCCGTAAAAGCATTTGTATTGGCATTGTTCTCGTATGCCGTTTTAATTTCAGCATCCGTTTGGTCTGCTGTGGCGTTGTTTTCGATCCCGGCAAGTTTGGTTTCAGCCGCGTCATTAAAGTTGTTGGTGTCACTGTTGCTTTCATATAAAGCCTTAATTTCTGAAGCGCTTTGATCTTGTGTTGCGTTCGCTTCAATCCCGGCAAGCTTGGTTTGCGCTGCGTCTGAAAAATTGTTTGTGTCTGAATTGCTTAAATACGCACTGCGGATCTCTGCGGCGGTTTGGTCTGCTGTGGCGTTGTTTTCTATGCCTGACAGCTTGGTTGATTCGGCAGTTAAAAAGCCTTGATAACCAGTATCAAAAGCAAGGTCTAATGTGCCGGAGCCGGTGACAGGTCCGCCCGATGAAGTGAAACCTGTAGGGGCCGACAGATCAACAGATTGAACCGTTGTACTGTCAACATAAGCTTTTACTGCGCTTTGAGTTGGCGCAGTGTTTCCGTCAGCTGCGCCAGTTGATGCAATTAACGATGTATTAGCACTAACTTCTTTTAGCTGAACCCCAACAGTACTAAACCCGCCATTGCGAGAGAATGGGCCAACAAAATTGAGCCCAGAAAGGTTGAACTGACTGGTATTAATAGTTGCTTGACCAGTCGTACCATCGATACTAAAAGTTCCGTCACCGATCTCAAAATCACCTTTTTCGTTGATAGTTGCGCCAAAGACCCGTCCATTGTTTAACTCAACACGCTGACTGGCAGGAATCGGAACGCCACCATTCCAAGGCAATGCGTTGTAATTCGTTCCAGCTCCAACGAACTCCATAGTGTGGAGAGCACAAGAAATTTGCGAGCGAAGTCGAAAATCAAGTGGCTGCCCTGCTGTCAAGGGAGCGCGAAGCCCACCATTGACAGTGTTATAAAAATTCAGTCGATACCCAGCAAGGCTTGGACTGTCATTAGCAACAACATTTCCACTTGCATCAATTGGAACGCTTCCTGTGATTGTGTAAGCGCCTTGTATAGGGCAGATAAACTGCAAGCCTGCTAATACAGCAGAATCACCAGTCACTGGCGTATAGCCAGTCGCTGAAAGAGTTACAATTCCTGTCGCGTTATCGTAAACGGCGGACGAAACGTTGTAAGAAGTGCCTCCAACAGTTACCGTTCCGCCAGTTACATATTCATGACCGTATGAAAAAGAGTTTAACGTAACTGTGAATTTTCCACCAGCTCCTGCGGTGACACTAACCGCATTACCCGCTGAGCCGGGTTCACCAGCTGACGGGAAGGTCGCGTGCGGGAACATCAGCTGGCCGGGGTTAGGCCGCGATTTTGTACCAATACGGTTGGAAGTAAGGCTCACCACGTCAGCAGTGAGCTGACCTTGCCTTACGAATTGATAGGTGCCGGAAGCAGCGCCAGTAATGTCAACTGAAGATCCTCCTTGCGTCAGGCTTATTTTGAAATTGTTGGAAGTTAGCCCAGAAGAAATTACGAAATAAGTTGTAGCTTCTGCGAGCCCTGTGGGCAGAGTTCCATCAGTCGCATTTAAGGTTATTTGGTCATTTGCCACTAATGGATGTGCGCTTACCGTTGTGAAGGTGTCTGTGCTGACATCAATAGTCACAGAAGCTTCTGCCCTGTCTGCTCCATAAGAGGCAACCCGAGTCGTGCCTGTGAAGTTAGGTAAGCGGCTATAACCATCAGCAACCAAACCTTGGTCGCCAAAGTCAGTCGTTCCACCGCCGCTTAAGTTAGCTTGACCCCCTGTATCTGCTTTGACATGAAACGTACAAAACGTGCCAAAAAATGATACAAATTGACCATATCCATCATTGAGGACATGTGCTCCAGGGCCTCCTAAGTTTACCTGAGTATAAGAATCTACAACCATTGAGCGGATAGGACTATTCGCTGCACATTTATCACCATCAACTTCAATTCCCCCGCCAGTATCACCGGCAGAAACAGATCCCGCCGTACCTGCATCATCTTCAGCTGTAATTGATGAACAGTTTTGAACATAGGGGCTCTTAAGAATAAAAGCACCTAAGCCGCTTGCGTTTAGCGGCGCTGCGGTGTTATCGGCCTGATCGTCAAATGAAATTGCCCATGATTGCTGATTGTTAGCAAGGTCAGCTTGATGTCCAGCAAACTCAAGCCCCCACACCCAGAAGCCGCTATCTACTTTGAAGAATCCATTCATCTCCTGCCCTGCGGCAGGTTGAATTTTTACTTGACGAAGGGACTTGGCAAAGATTCCAACGTCTCTCTTCACCCGCAACGGCAAAGATGTTTCTGTGTAGGTTCCAGGAGAAACTTCAATAACATCGCCCGGCTCAGCTGCCGCGATTGCAGCAGCAAAAGTCAGCAGAGGCTCCTCTTGCGATGTGCCGTTATTGCTGTCGCTTGCCCTTGCGTCCTTGCTGAGATAAATGCGACGACTGTCACGGGCTCTTGTTGCAATTAAATCTTCAAGGGTGATTTTTTTTGCTACGCCATTTGCTACGTCATAAATGGGTAGGAGATCATTGTTCGCGGGGTTTGTGTAAGCCGGTGAAAGCGATGGGTCAAAGTTTGGCCCTTTTGGCCCTTGAGTTTGAATCTCGACAATTGTGCTTGTGCCTTCTGCGACCTCAACAATTTTGTTAGTGCCAGCACTTATTTCAACGATTGAAACGTTACATCCAGAGTCGCTGCTCATGCCGTGTAACCTTCCTGAACGAGAACACTTCCTGCAACATAATACTCCCTTAGACCTACCGGGTCGATCATTAGCACGTCATAGCTTGAGTTATTGGGGACAAGCTGAGACTGCTCGTCAGTCAGTTTTATCTTAAATTTACCAATAGCTCTGTCTAAATATTCAACAGTAAAATCAACATATTTTTTAGTTCTTTTTGTGTTCCAAATCTCCACCTCTGCTGTCCAGCCAGTTATGTCAACGGGCGAGCTATTGCTGTCTTTTATTTGAAAAGTCAGATCAAAGTCCGATCTACGCCTCAATGTGATGTCGTACTTGCCTGGAAGTATTGCCATAGCGCTTTTGTGTTGACCTGTTCTCTTAGCCTAGCGGGTCTGGCCTCCCGCTCAATATTGCGACTGCTCTTTTGTAGAACATGCAATCAGTTTTGCCAGACTCCTCAAGAGCCTCTTTTATTTTCTGCCAATTATCCCTAGTCTCTTTATCCATAGGAGTCATCTTTACTATTCGGCGGGGTTTTCCAATGCTTCAACTTTATCCTCTAAGTCAATCCTAAGCGGCCAAGTGGGCTTGGCTGGATCAGTAGTGTTTGCAGGTAGATCCCGCAACTCTTGCCTGTAAGTTTTTAACGATGCTGGAACATTCGTTTCAAGCTCTTTGTGTCTCACGATCTCCCAATCAGTTTCAGCGATTAGACGGTTACGTTTGGAGCGTAGCTTTGACCAATACGCTGAGTCAGGTATGCCTGGAGCTTCGTAGGTCGCCGTCGTTATCTCGCCAGTCGCGACGTTAATTGTCGTTTCAATAGCCATGTTCAGTTGCTCCAGTAACGAAGTTTTGCCACGCCACTATCAAACGTGGCAGAAGAAAGTGTGCTAAGCCGTATTCTGTCTAACGTAGCGCCAGCATTTACATTCCCTGCGGAAAGTATCAAAAAACCGTTGCTATCGTATGATCCTGCTAATTTATAAGCCCATTGATTGCTTGAGACTAAGATTAATTCTGCAAAAAAGTGATAAACATTGGCCAGGTTAGATGCTGAATCTGTAAGTCCAAACCCGCTCGTATAAGCAGTGCCCTCAGTGGAATCGCCTAGATAAGCAGCAGCACCTTTGTAACCAGACGAAACGTAGCCACTACTTGTCCCGACTTGGATGACGCCATCACTGTCGGTGTTTTGAGAATAATCTGAAACTGCAAGCTGCATATAGTAAGTTGTTGAGGGTAGTCCTGTAAACGAAACGGTTGAGCCGCTCAAAGTTACAGGCGCTACCTCGTTGAAATTGGCGCTTAAGGCCGTTGCTGCTAGTTTATCGCTTGTAATCGATCCATTTGCAATCTCTCTTGTTGTAATTGTGTTCGCAACAAGGCGATCACCTGTCAGCGTGTCAGCACTAACTTTTACATTGACAACCGCTCCGTCATTTATCTTGGCTGTAGTGATATTAGCGTCAGCAATCTTGGCTGTAGTGATATTAGCGTCAGCGATCTTTGCAGTAGTAACATTTAAGTCTAAAATTTTACTTGAAGTTACCGAATTGCTTTGAAGTCTGTTCGCATTGACAGAGTTGTTGGCAATTTTGGACCCAATGACCGCACTCGCGGCAATTTTTGAACTTGTGACCGTTCCAGGGCCTTCGTTAAGCCTTACTACGTTATTTGCAGAATCTTTAACAAAAAGAGCTGGGTCTGCGGTTGCGTAATTAACAGCAATCTCGCCGTATTCCACATCAGCTGCGACTGGAGCAGTAGCAGATCCACCGCTTGTAGCTATGGAGCTTTTGTGTACGATGTTAAGCGTCATGCCTTACGCACTGGCTAATATTTTTGATTCTACTCTACTCAAGCGGTAGTTGCTTTAAGCTTGCATTTGCAATCATCCCAAGCAATGCGCTTCCGTTTTTTACGGTTTCATTTCTGAAGGATTCAACAGCAGCACCCGTCTGCCTCGATTGCTGGGCATTTTCAATCAACAAAGTAGGCAGCCAGGAAACCGCACACGCATACTCGTCGACTTGGTTGCCAGTGTTTGGATCTTGGCCAGCAACCCGAGTAAACCAAACGCATTCGAGTTGCTTGCATTCGCCCTGTATTAAGGGGCAGAACTTGCCGTTCTCAAGCTGCATTAATCTTTAGACGCAATAATTACATCTACATATCTTACATCAAAATTAAGATCAGTGATACTAACGCCGTGAGTGTGCGAGCCACCGCCACCTTTATTGTTTGAAGAGATCGTAATGGATCTGGGGTTAATAGTGTAGTGAGCACCCCCACCTTGCCTATACGCTGCCCCGGTTGTTAAGCCAGAGTTTTCCGCAATAGTTCGTTGGTTAGGCTCATCATCCACTCTTTCGCCTTGCTCTCGCGCTCCATTCACATTGTGTACGTGCCCGTTGCTTGTAATACTGTGATCGTGAGGACTTTGCTGTAGCCCGTGATTATGCACAGGCATTTCGGAAACTGTTAGCGTATGAGCTGCAACTGTTCCGTTTACAGCCCTTGCGGTAAAAATATTTGTAAAACTTGTAGTTCCGCCAGTTGTCACGGATCCATTAGTTACCCTTAAAGCGTGATTACTCAAATCTAGTATTTTTGTCCAACCTGTAGGAGCTGCCGTTTGCTGGAAAAGCATTCGAGTACCAGATGGCACTCCGGTGACAACATCCCACTCAGTTCCGTCGTAAGCGCGGATCGTGTATGGATTTGAGTTCTTGTCAATCCATAGCATTCCATCTTCTGGATTACTAGGAGCACTGGTCCCTACATAATTTCCAGATTTTTTGACCCATTGAGTATTAGCAATCCTGAAGCTGCTATCTGACGTTACAGGCTCCGCGCCAATCTCGATTGTCGGAGCGCCCTGAAGCTCTACCGCAAAAGGATTTACAGTTTCATTGGTATAAGTCCCTGAGACCGACCCCAACGCTTGAGCAACGTATTCAAGCAGGATTCCGATTTCGGTACGGAACTCAGCTCTTGTGACGGCAATATTGTCTAAATTGCCTGACTGCTCAGAATTTGGGAGATTAGTCATTAGTACCCGACAGCTACAACATCTACTAACCCGGAGGTTAGAGACCCACTTGCATCTAAGAGTCTAACGTCAAAATAAGCTGGGTCTTTGCCTCTCAAATACCCCGTGGCAGGGGTTGTCACCGTACCAGGAGGGTCTTGTAGTGTCAAGTTTACAGCCTTGAGCTTGTGCGGGAAAGGTTCTGGGAAAAAGACTCTCTGAGTTGTTGCGTTGATTGAAACGTCTTCCATAGTCTGCCTAACGTCTGGATAGTCCATTACGACTTTTGTTGTAATCAATCCAGTCTTAGCCACTCCGTCAACAGACCGAACCCGACAGGCTATTTCATAATTGCCAGCGTCAAGCTTTTCAAAGGGAGCATAAGGATGAAATTCAATCCCTAACTGATTATTGGTATTGATGTAAACGTAATCTGTCTGAGGATTGGGGTACATTGGATCGCTTTGAGGATTTGGATACATAGGTTCTTGATCGTCTGCTCCAATGCGACGGACAGACCATTGATATGTGCCGTTTGAAGTTGTTGTTATCAATATTCCGGCATCGCCAGCAGTGACACTAAACGGATAAAAATAATATCCATCTTGAGATGGATCAATCTGATATATACCACCTAAGAGTACATTAAACTCATTTCTAGGCTCAACATTAGCGTTATCGTAAGCAGATGAACCTGCGTTGAAAGCTGCACTGTTGTAGCTAGGGCTGTCAGTGCAGAGACTTGTACCTGATCCGTTGGTTATATCAGCATCTGTTAGCGTGCCAGAGTTTGGTTCGCAAGATACGAATGAGTTGCTATATGCAGACCCAGTGCTGATCTGAAGATTTGTTTTCTGACCAGGCCAGCCATCTGTGTGCGCTTCAAATGTCTCAACAACATTTGTTGGAATTGCATCACCAAAATTTACAATAATTGCCGCTTGATTGTCCGAGACCCAGCCAGTCCTGTCAACGGAACGAATCATTACTGTCCATATGCCACCATCAAACACATCTGTTTCAAAATAGCGTTGATCGCCGGGAATACCATCAGCAAATAAAGGTACGCCTAGATCCCAGACAACATCAAAACCAGCTTTGTACCTGACAAGGAACTGAGTAATGTCAACCACTTTGCCTAGAGGCCAATTTGCAGTGACTCCATTGCCAGGAGGCAGGGGAGGTCCAGGTTCGCCTCCATCAATTAAATCGGTAATTTCAGACGTTGGCAGCGCCCAGCTAAACCTTCTTAGAGGCGCAATTGACTTGTTGTCTGTTTCGGTAACAACAGTGAAGCGATCAGGAGGCGGTGGAACTATGTCAAGACGGTCAACTACTGAAGTCGCGTAAGTTTTTCCAAACAAACCCCTTACCTGTGTGAGGAAAAAGACTCTGCAATTCCAGTTTGTGTCAGCGTGAAAGATGCAAACAGCATATTCTTCTAATGGGTAGTCGCCATAAATAAAGCGACCCTCTGCGTCTGGATCTCGAATTTTTTCTTGCTCCCTAACTGTTAAAGGTCGATCAGGTCGAACTTCAAGTCGAACTCCACTGACATAAGGAGGTAAAGCTAAACCACCAAAATCCCAAGTAAATAATTGAGCCCCAGATGACTGGTTAGAGAAAGATAGGCGAGAATCTCCATTTGCCAGAAGTTGGCTGATGTCTGGCATCGGAAACCAAACATCAATATCGTCAGCAACGACAAGATCGCACCAATCCGACTCAATACCAAAACGACTTACTGCTGCAATACGAATACGAAATTTATCTTGAATAGCTAGATCATCAATTGGAACCAATTCTCTATCGTCAATCTGACGCTTAACCTCGTTAAAAACTTGAGACCATTCAACAGTTCCATCATCTAAAACAGTACCCGATTGCCATTGGACTCTGTAACTTTCAACAGTTAAATCGTATTCAAATAAAATTGTAGAATTGGCAGGAGGATCCCAGCGAATGTCAATTTTCGCTTGGTTGTTGTCCCATATCACTTGCGCTCTTACGTTTGTCGGTACAGTGGGGCTGACAATTTTAAACAGGAAATTTTCATCCTCGTCCAGGGGGGAGTCAAAGTCAACAGCATTGTAAATATCATCGCGATACCTGAGCGCAGTAACTTCAAAAACTCCTTTATTTTCTTCAATGGCAAGTATTCTGAATAGCTGCGCAGAGCGATTTGGAAACTCAATAAGCCAAGGGTAAGTCGCTACAGGTACATTACCCCCTGTAGAGTCAATAGTTATAACGCTTCCGTTTTGAGAGATAATGCTTGCTGTTTGAAGTTTTGGATCGTTTTGTGAATCGTTATACATCCAGCTGATCGTTGAACCAGTCCATCCTCCAGGTGGATTTTCAGGTTCTTGATCTAGCGTTATGTCAAGTCCATTTACAGATGAAATCCTTCCACCAATCCTTAGAGCTGCTTTCGTAGTGTCCGCGATTTTAATAATATCGCCCGGACGCAGTGCCATGCCGATTTCGTTAACAGAAAATTTAACGCTATCGTCAAGCAATCGCTCGGACAAAAGCGCCCAATTTGCAGCCCTTAATGCTTGCCCCCGACTAGTAACCCCAAGTAAACGAAGATCAATTGGCCTGTAACCAAAAGCGTTAAAAGTTTCATCGTCACTTACATATTCGACTCTTTGCTCATAATTGTTTTGAGGATCGTCATAACTTACCAAGGCAACAGTATGCCTAGCCCTGCGAGCCGTTCCTATGTAAACAAAGTTGCCTTGACTAACTTTGCCGTCGTCGGAAAACTGCTCAATTGTATTTGCTTCACTAAAGGTGAATATTGGATCTTTTTCCCTGTCTTGAGCTGAAACAGCTAAAGAAGAAGAGTAGAACAGCAATCCTCGAAATATGCTGCTAAGTTGTTGCAGCACGTCCCAAGCTTGACCCCCACTCTGAAGCAAAAGATTGCAGGTAAATCTTGGTTCAGTCCCGCCGTCAGGCGAAGGGACCAATTCGTCGCAATACTGCGCAATTTCGTAAAGCGACCACTTGTCAACAGCGTCTGAAGTTATGTATTGCCCTGCGCCATACCTGTCATTAATTATTAAATCTCGCAAAACCCAGGCAGGGTTATCACTAAAAACTTTTTTAAACGTGCCATCCCAAGTGCCGCTGTAAATCCTGGTACTTGGGTTGTAATTGCTTGGTACTTGGATCTTTAGACCCTTTAATTCTACAGAAACATTAGGGATGTTAGCGTATTTATCCGCCCGAACTCCAACACTTAAAATAGAAGAATGTGGATAGCTAAACTTTTGGTCTAAAGAAAGAGCAACACTACTAAAATTAAAGCTAGAAGTTGTCTGAGTTTTGCCGCTGTTATTGCTATCCCTAGTGGCGTCATCAATAGTTTGACGAACAACTGTTATCGTCCAATTAGGGCCGGTTCCTTTAAGCTCAAAGAAATGAGACCTTTGAAACGAAGAGCCAAATTTACCTCCAGGTTTAGCGCTATAAACGACTCTAGTAACATTAGCACTGTCTGTATATTTAACTTGATACCTGACTGAGTAGGTGCGAACATCACCAGTTTCTCCGCTTACTCCGTCACCATCAAGCACATTTTGAACTAATGCTTGCCACGTCAGTAAAACGCGAGCGTAATATTTACCATCAGTAACTGAACCTGTCACTGTTTTGGAAACAGGCAAACCGTTTTGACAAAGAGTGTCAACAGCTTCTACAGAGGTAGTGCGATTGTATCCAGGGACTGATGACTGATGAGATGATGTACGCCCATAACTGAAAACCAAGTCTTCCGGCTTTGGCGTCAACCTTCCAGACGCTGATCTGATTGGAGTGTCATCAAGGAATACAGATCTTTCTAACCCGCTGACACTATTGCCAAACGCTGGCCCCTCGATTTCTCCTTCGCAAAGAAGAAATTGAAGCTGAGCAAAGCTGATGCTTTTTAGGTTGGCATCGTCTTGAGCAATTTGAGGTTTGGGGGGCTCTTTCTGTTTCTTTTGCTTGCCGCCGCCACCGCCTGATCCGTAGATTTGCTTCATCAGAGGTTTTGCTGATTGACGTAGCCCAACAAGCCGGTACTGCTGGTGTTTATTGAACGCGAAGAAGGAAGAATTGACAAATCAAAACTTATGACTCTGGGAGCTGGGACTCGACGAGTTCCGTAAATCACTGGAACAACTTCTCCTTGAGCCCCATTGGTAGAACCTCTGGAAAATAAATTGGATTCAAGCTCTTCATCAGACTGTCCTCCAGTGCCAGCTTTTCCAATAACGGGAGTAGGTGTAAGCAATTGCGCCACCCCCCCAAATACTAGCCCAGCCCCAGCTAAACCTACTGCAACACCGACTCCAGGAATAAAAATAGCTGCAACAATAAGAACAACTCCAAGAATGATAGAAAAAAACCCTCCACCGCCGCCGCCAGCTCCAGCAATTAAAGGTGCGAAAATTATCGACTCAGCGCCTGTCTCTTGCTTTAATTCTTCGCTTTTTACACCATTAGGGCTATCGGTTATCACCCTCCAAGCCACACCTCTTTCGTGCTGATACAAAACCCATGCCCTTAAACCAGGACACAACACACAAAGAGCACGAAAAGCTTCAGCGGGGGATTTTACGTCGAGCCGAAAAGATCGACCAAACTTTCGTCCAGCTGCCCCCAGTAACTTGACAGTCCTTAGTTTTTGCATAACGAGTACGGCCTGATGATCCAGTTTAAACGACGTTCCCAGTAGCCACCAAAAGTTTGCAATCTGCTTTTTCCTTCTGAGGGATGATGGAGAAACTGTTTCTTGCTAACGAAAACTCCCAAGTGATCAGTATGCAAAGAAAAATCGCCTAAATTCATTAACATCATGTCTCCCGCCTGCTGCTGGCCCAGCTTTACTGGCTTGCCGTAATGCTCCCATTGATCATCAAATGGAGTGAATAAGGGAGTATTCCATTCACCCCAACTACCGCGAGGCCAGTCAGGAAGACAAACGTTTTTTGCCTTCAAGTAATCGCTGACTAAACTGTAGCAATCGTAAACACCAAATACAAAAGGTCGCCCCTCGAAAGGTGCCACAACTGAAGGATCACATTGGTGCCAACTGTTGTCTGCCAAGCAGTAAACCGCCCAAGGCAGTACATCCAACGAAAGCACTTGCTGATCCAAAGCACTAAAGCCAGCTAATTCCAAATGGCTGTGCCAAATCCCAAAAATGTTTTCTTCGTAAAAAGCGTAATCACTAAGTTCAATAGCAAAATTATTTACTGGGTCTAACGAAGAATTACGAACAGAAACTACCGTGCCATCTTTTAGGACAAAACCGCAAGCCTCCTCTTCAGGCTTTTTGCAGGCAAAACCCCTGATCGATTCTTTTGCTGACGCAGAGAGCCATTCCATTAATCCAAAGTCAAACCTGGAAATCCACCATAAGGCAAATCTTGGCTTCCCCTATAACGCAACTTGCAACTTTTAACCCGTTTGCCGCATTTATCCTGAGCTAAGTCGCTGGTAGGCTGATCTTTTGCATCAGCTCTTGCAACACCAGTGTATCCACACTCTGGGCCTCGATAGACCCAAGGACATGCATATCTCAAAGCTCTTCTCTTAGGCAAAGTCACTCCATCAAGGTCAAACGGTGTAGATAACTCAAAAGTAACCGAAAGCTTTGACTCTATTGATTTCTGTTGAATAAACCAGACCTCATTTGGCCAGTGTGCATTAGGGTCAGGTGTTGCACCATCGTCAAGATAACGAGCTAAGACTCGACGGCGGATTAGCTTTGCGCCTAAAAGATCATCATATGAATTTACCAAGGCTGTTACTTGCAAGCCTATATTTGCAATTGTGATGCTGGGATTAGGCGGGACTCCTTCGTTTGTAATGGCAAATCCTTCAGACTTGTAGGGGATAGGCAAAAAATTAGTACCTGCGTAAGAGACTGTAAGTCCGTTAGTTTGCCCCCAATTGCAAAAATTAAATTCTTCAACAAGCGTTGGACCGCTTACAGCAGATGTAACATCAACAGTTATCAACTCAATAATTGCATCTCCATTTAGGCCCTGCTGATCAGCATTAAATTCAAAAGTACGATCTTCCATTAGCTATAAAACCTCCTTATCGTAAAAGAAAGCGAAGCAAAATCGCATGAATCATAATCTCTTGACAATTCAATAGGGTCAACTATCCAGTCGGATTCAGTTGCTTCGTCAGGGGCTTGCCAAGAAAAAAAGCCAGTGCCCAATGCAAGAATTTCCGCTTCAAGTACCACTGCTTCAGCTGCTGGCATAGTTGGAGTTTTTACGTTCCAAGACTCAGAGACGGGATATAGACCATCTTGACGCCTTGCCGTGTACCCATCGCCGTACTGAACTTCCAAATAACGGAAAGAAGTTTGCTTTGAAGACTGCTGTTCAAGTTCAAGGGTTTGAAGTGTCATTTGAGTCATGATTACCTTCCGCTGAGGACTCCACCAGGGCGCTGCTCTCTTTGAATTACAGCAACCATAAGCTTAGAAAGCGCAGTTAAGGACTGTCCATCCTGACCAGACGTTGTGGCTCTGGAGGTGCTCTTGTCTCCAGAGATATTGTTTGTGATGCTTATCACAGTACCAGAACCACCAGAAGTCTGAACACCAAGTTTACCGTTGGAACCACGACTTAGGGGCATGATCGCTTCAGGACCGGCCTCTCCAAGGAGACCGAAGCGTCCAGCACCCCCGTTTGCGTAGGCAAACACAGTCGGACTTGTGACAAGACCTTTGTCGAATGCATTGCCTTTTGCATTTAATAGGCTAAACCCTGTCCCCGCGTTGAAATTACCGCTGAAATCAAGAGCACCACCCCCTCCTCCAAAAAACGATCCATTTCCAAGGCCGCCAAAAGCAGGAGCACTAGCAGCACCACCCCCACCACCAAGTCCAGGCAGTAATCCCGTTATTGTGTTCAAAATTGCAATCTTGATCATTTCAGCAATGATTTGAGCTGCCATGTCCAAGAAATAAGAAGAGATATTTTCAAAGAAGGAGGCAAGAGCTTGTTGTACTGTGGCGCTACCATCGATGACACTCTTAAATGAGCTGGCAAAAGCATCACCAATTGCATTAGCAGCACCCACGACTTGATTCACAGGATTTACCAAATCTTCAAGCCCTTTCTTCATTTGGGTAATGCTTTCAGTCAGCTTGTTTGGATTTAAAATACTATCGACGCCAGTAGGGAAAGCTTGTTGATCTAAACCGGTAATGGCCTGAGCGTTTTGATCAAAAGACTGTTGATTCATGCCGAACTCACTCAATCGTTGCGCAAATAGCAGTTCGTCTGTTTGTTGGTTTATGATGCTAATCTTTGATCGTTTTAACTTTTCTATTTGAGCTATTTCGTTTTCGTAGGCTTGCCCTGTTACCGCCGAAACTTGTCTTATGATAAAAAGTCGATCCTCATCTTGCTGTAAGACTTTCTGATAAGCCTGTTCTCGCTCTAAAAGTATCTTTGTTCTTGCATTTGCTCCTACCTTCGTGGCCTCAGTGCCTATGTCCACAAACTCTCGATTCACTTTGAGCATGAGCCTGCGGAGTTTTTCTAATGCCGCTGGTGTCCTATCAGCGGGCGTTCTTCCTTTGCCGCCTCCATTTGGATCCTTTTTGTTTTCTTCTAAAGGACTCCCAAATCCCTTGCTTGACGAGAAAGTTGGCCCTATAAAGTCGTATGCGTCAATGATCGGCTGCAATTGCTTGATCTGACTTGTCGCGAAATCTCTCTGAAGGGGGGTCAGGTTAGTCCTAACAAGAGTTTGCTTGGCAGCAATAAGTGCTTTTCTCTGCTTCTCGATCTTTTTGCCGTCAACCTTCTCCTCAAAAGACTGTCCTACTTGACCCAAGAAATCAAAAAGTCGAGTTAATGCCGTTATCGCGTTATTGGCAAAATTTTGAAACTGCGCCCCAAGTCTTGCTAGCTCAGGGGAAATTTTTTCATTAAGCTCTTCAAGGGAAACAGCAAGGCGATCTCCAGCGCCTTCCGGCCCGTCTGCAATTATCTGTGCGGTTTCTCCAAATTCTTCAAAAAGGCTTCGAGAGAAAGTCAGGAAGTCATCAAGGGTAACCTTGCCACCTTCGAGAGCCTTGTCCAACTCTTGCGGAGTTTTACCTATACTTTTAGCAAAGAGTGTAAACGCCCCCGGCAATCTTTCACCGATTTGCTGACGCAATTCTTCAGCAGAAACCTTGCCCTTACTGAATACCTGAGATGTTGCTGTGAGAGCAGAATCAACATCTTGCAGCGATCCGCCAGTTGCTCGAACAGCTGCAACAATCCCCTTAAACGCTGTGTTTGTATCTGCAACTGAACCGCCTGCGCCTTTCACTGAAGCTTGCAGCTTTGTGAATTGCCTCGTCAATATACTTTGAGGTATTGCAAAATCTTTGGTCGATTGGTTGATAAGCTCTAGGGTGCGATTGTATTCAACTTCACTCTCAGTCACCCCTCTAAGCGCAATTCTTAACTTGGACAACTCTGCGCCATATTCAGCGACTCCGCCTATAGCTTTCCTCAGCTGTCCAACCTGAGCGCCAATAGCACCACCAACGATTGCACCAGAAGGACCGCCAATAGCGCCAATTGCGGCTCCAATAGCCCCTTCAGGTCCACCGAATACTCCAGCGCCAGCAACCGTACCCGCAATTTGCGCTGCACCTCTCAATCGACCACCCCCCTGCTTGCGGCCTTCTGCCTTAGCAAGTTTTTTGTCCAGCTTCTCAAGCTCTATACCTGCTTGCTTAAACTCATCACCAGTGACATCAACAGAACGCCTGAGAGCTTCAAATGCTTTCTTTTGTGCTTCCAGCGAATTTATTGAATTTCCAGTCTTTTGAGCGAATTTTGCGATTTCAGCCGTATATCCTTTTAGCGTATTTTCAGCATTTACAGATTCAGTCCCCAGCTTACGCAAAGAAGACTTGAGCTGATTAAGACCCTTTAGACCACTAATTTTGGCCTTGATCTCCAGTACGGTTGGATTGACAGCCATTACTTATCCGACTTGTTTAGTTCTAAGAGTGCTGCTGCTTCCATTACTCGAAGACCCTCCAGCATCTCACGGGGATTGTCTACATCATAAAGGGACATCAGTCCTGACGCACCCAGCAAAACCTCATACTTCAAACCAACGTAACCTCCCATCGTTACGTTCCACTGGGTCTGCATACGCAAAAACATCATCACAATATCCCAGTTCTCATCCCAAACCTCAAACGTATCGTTCTTATGCTTTTTTTTACTGACTACCTTTACACCAAAAACAACTGCGTCATCGTCCGTCCTGTCTTCAACTCTTTTGCCGCCATTAAGCCAGTGCTTAACAGCGCCTCTTAGTTTCCCTCTTGTGCCCCTGCGATTGACTCGATGTACGCATTGGTTATTCCTCGCACAAAGCAGGTGTCTTCAGAAAACTCTTTTAGATTCTCCTGAGAAAACTTTACGGGCTTGCCGTCTTCGTCCTCAATACCTTCCCATCCACAAACGACTTGAGCCAAAAGCTCAAACTCACCCTTTTCCTTTAACTCAGAGGTCGGCACCCTCTTAAACACCGCATCAAAAGTTGAAGTCTCAAACACTCCGCCATCAGCAGGCTCCTCGACTTTTACAGGCCACTTAAAAGTTTTGACCTTTTTGCGAACGAAAGCCATTGAGAA